TGTAAGATAAAACATATAAATCTACTGTGTTTTTGGAATTTGAAGCTGCTGTGGGTTTGGAAGCATATACTTTAGCAATAGTTCCATATTCAGCAGGTAAACTTAATGCTCTAATTACATAGTCATCAAATGTTACGTTTCTTAATTGGTTTTGGAAATTACCTAAAGCATTTTGTCTAATTTCGTTAATGTCATCTCCATCAGAACCACCAGAAGCAGCAATTGGATTGTTAACTAATAATGAACCAAAGATTTGATTGGCTAATGAAGTATTAGCTACATTTGAATTAATAAATGTTATATTAGTTGTATTGATGTTAGTAACTGAATTGGCAGGAGCGTTGGCTGTTACCCCACCTCCAGTTAAATATCTTACAGTTAATGTAGTATTTGAAGGAGCAATTCCGTAACTGTTAGTAAAAATAAAGTTAGTTGGACTAAATGCAGTTGTTAATTTTGATTGACCACTAGGCAATCCTAAACCCACATTATTTGGATTAGGGATAATCACCTCAGTAGTATCTTCTGGGTTTCCTGAACCAAATTGTAATTGGAGGTTTGTTTTGTTTAATAATCTTGTAGCAAAACGTTTAGCTACTTTCTTAATTTTTAACAAATATGCAATGTCATCATCCGCTGAGAGATTAGGATCATTTGGGTTTGTGTTTTTCAAATCATCATAAATCGCATCTTGAGCCAAATAATCTACTTCATACCATTCCTCATTGTTAGAATCAGTAATATCTAAAATACCAATAATATTATTGTCTTCAATAGTTCTTGTATCGAAAGGAATTGGGGAGGTAAATGAATATGAAGTGGATTTAATAGTTGCTGAGATTGCTCTGCGGGTTTTCTTTAATAAGAAATAAGTTGGGACACCACCAGCAGTTTGGTAAACAGTTACCTCTGTTGGGTCCAAAGAACTACTAACAGCAAAATTTACTTTATCTTGAATTAAGAAACTTAATGAACCACTTAAATTTGATACTACTCCCGTATTTTCAGGAATTTGTAAAGCATATGAGTAATCAGGGACTTCAACACTAGCACTAGTAGTTGCTGGGACTTGTTGGTAAATATCTAGTTCAACAGTGGCAGCGGTAGTAGCTTTTGGTTTATAACCCATCATATACGCCAAATCATACAGATTTTGTGTTTGGCGAGCGTATTGCATGAAAGTTTTTTGGTATTGGTTATCTACGTAGAAAGACAACACGTCGCCTACATAAGCCGCCATTTCAATAAACATCATACCAGGAGAAGCTGGTGTGAAGTCATTATATGTGTTAGGGAAATATGTTTTTGTATAGTCAATAAGACTATTTCTTAAAGACGTAAAGTCTCTATTTACATATTTTAAATCTCTTTTAACCGCCATTTTATACTGTTATATTAATTTCGTCTGTAAATCCAAAATTGGTTGCTACATATTTTATTGAAATAAACAAATTGTTTAAATCTTCTTCTTTATCAATTGTAACTGATGATATGCTAACAAATGGAAAATTTTGAGCACATTCTTCTTTAATTACTTTTTGAATTACCTCGTCTGTGGCTCCACTTATATTTTCGAATAAAATATTATATATAGCGGATCCAAAAAATGGGTTAAATACTCTTTCTCCTCTTCTTGTAGAGAAAAAATTAGTTAGGTTATTTTTAATAGCATCCCTAGTTAAATAGTTCGATTTAAATACTGCGGGAGCATTAAAAGGAATATCAACCCCTACTGCTTTGCGAGCAATGTTATCAATCGGAAACTTATTTTTAACTATAATAGCCATTATTTACTACCCATTAATCCCATAATTTGATCTAATCCTACACTTCCCGCAGGTAAAGCTCCATTAGCTGGGTCAACAGGACCTGATGCTTGGAAATTTCCGGCATATGCAGAGTTGGCCATCCCTCCTTGCTGCATTTCGCCTAAAATACCTTGGAACATATTTTTACGTTCTTGAGGAGTTAATTGTTTAGGGTTTTCAATGTGAGGTTGAGCAAATGTATCTCTAGTTTCAGATACCATGGTTTTTGGGGCTTTTACAGCTTCCAGTAAAATGTCATGCAACTCCTCTTGGATTGCCTCTTTTACGGCTTCTTTTAAAAGTTTTTTAAGTTCTGAGGTTTTCATTATTTTTTGGTTATAAATATAAAAAATTAATAAGCTTTCAAATTATCTCTGTCAATTATGAATTTTAGTTCATTAGTTAATACTAAAGAATTAGATGAGAACGATAAAGGTCCTTTAATTAAAGGTACCCCGTAAGTATTATATCCTACAGCTTGATATCTTAATACAGTAGGTGTAAACGGGGTTTCTTCAATTCTAATAATAAATCCATTATATGTTATAGGATCTTGTTCTTCAAAATCATTATTTCCTAATTTTGAAAATTCTAAAGTATTTGGAGATAGGGTGTTGATTTCACCTTCCGGTAAACATTTTTCTAATTTGGCTTTAAGAGTTTCAATCACTGTTACTACATTTTTAATTGCAAATGAAACAATACCTGTAGCTGCGGTTATACCTGCTACTCCTGCTATTACTCCAGGAAGTCTAGGGGTACCATCATTTTTATATAGTAAGTTATTGTTAATCCAATCCAAATCATCTAATGCAGAAACCACAATACCCGGAATTAGTGGGCTAAATTTTGCTGCTGTTGATACTATAGGAATAGAGTATTTTAATGCTGATGATACTGTTTGTATTGTGGCTAAACCTGTGGCTGTCGCTCCTGCTATTCCTGTAATTTTGGTTAGAAATTCTGAGGTTTGGTTTAGATCATCTATGATACCATTAAGTTGGTTTAAAGATCGTTCACATACTGCTTTTGAAGGACATAAATCTATATCATTTTCATTAGGAAATAAATCTTTAGCTAATGTTAATAAAACAGGAGTCATTCCCATAGCAATGTGGGAACCTTTTTCTAAGATAATAGGAGTAAATTTAGCTAACCCTTTAGGTTGATCAGAATTATTTTTTACAGTTTCTGTTTGTTCTTTAAGAGCTTTTCTATCATCTTCTCTCTTTTTTTTAAGTGCATCCCTATCATCTTTTGCTTTTTTACGAGCAGCTTCTAATTCGGCTTTCTTTTTAGCACGAAAATCCTTAAAATTTAAATTATATGAATTTTGGGTAGCCATTATACTGTAAAATTATCCTTTGATTTAATGTTTTCTAGGTCTCTTTGAATAACAGTTAAACTATTTTTTACTGTAACAGCAATACTATTAATTGGAACTACCGGAGCCCCCATAGGTACACCGACTAATGTTTGACATATGTCCATAAACGCTTTTAGACTGTCTATTAATTGGTCTAAAACTTGGACTGTTTGATTACCTAACAATAGAGGTTCATCTGCATTTTTATCGCCTAAATATATTTTGTTACTTTGAATATAAACATTTTCAGTATCAACGTTAACACTTTGATAAGCATTTAAATTAATTGATTTGCCTGAAGTTAGTAATAAATGGTCTTGGGATGCATTAAATAATAAACGTCCTGACGTTAATATAATTTGGTTTTTATTATATTGGTTTGGTGCCTGTGGGGGATCAGATGGATAACTACCATAAGTTGAAGATGCTACTTCAATTGGAATTTGTTGAGTGCTTGTGAAATAAGCTGATCCTAAATCTTCATTGATATTTTCATTTGTAGGTTTCCAAGGTTCACCTGCTGAGGGTGCTTGACCATTTCGTACAATAAAAATAGGATCTCCATTAGTTCCCTGATTAGACCAAGGGTTTTTATTTAGAACTGTTGATCCAAATCTCATACTTTGACCCCATCTACCTTCGTAAATGATATCACCTTCGTATGGTTGTAGGGTTTTAATATCTTCTTTTTCCTCAAAAGTATTACCTAATATAATATTATTTTCTTCTTCTGTAGTATCTTGAGTAGCTCCTGCTTGAGCATTAGAATATGAAAATGTTTTTGTGGTAGACGATTCTTGAGCATTCCATTCATTAACCGGATCAGGGAACCCGTTTTGGTGAGCTGTGTTCCAAAGGTTAATAGGGAGGAAGTAATAGAAATCTGTTTTGTTTAAGTCAACATTTCTAGGATTTTGTGTATCTGTTGAAGGGAAATTTACTATATAAGCAATTTCATTTAGCAAAGGTACTTGTCTCATATTAGGAAACAAGGGTTTTGCAAAATTATAATTAGTCATTAAGTTATCCTCAACACTATCCAATGTTTCCAATACAGGATTAGTAAAGGGCTCAAATAAAATTCCGCTTAAAGCATCATATTCATTGTATCTTTTTAATAGTTTAGGATATTTTACTCTAATATCTTCGATATCTAAAAAAGTAAAACGAACCCTTACAGGTTGTATAATAAATCCTGTAGAACCATCAAAAGATGCTTGATTTTGTAATGATTGAGCTGCTAATCCTACTTGTAACATTACTTATCTTCTGGGTTAATGTTTAGATCTTTCATTGCCTCAAGTAACTGTTCTTTTTCCTCATCTGAGATAGAGTAGTCTCCATCTGCTGTTTGTGTTTGAAGAGCACGTTGGATAATTGTAGCCATTTTGATGAGTTGCTCATCGTTTTTAACTCCAATCTCCATGTATTCTTTAATCAGTGGAACTACTAATGTAGCATCACCAATATCGGAAATCAAAGGTTTTAATTCCGAAATTAGAGCAGATACTTGGGCTTTTTTTTCGTTTTGATTGGTATAAATCTCCTGAAGAATATCGGAGAATTTTTTCTTACCAAATACTATACTGTCTAATTGTGACATAATACATACATTTTAGTTTCTTATAAATATGGAAACTAGAAGTCTGTATAACCGTTTTCGAGATAGAATATATAATTATCTTTGAATATATCGTAAAGCTGGTTAGCTATTTTGGTGATTTTTGGTGTTTTTACATCTACTATTTCACGGATATAAATGTATAAAGCTTTTTTATTGAATACGTCTATCTTGTCTCTATTGCGGAAAAGCTCTAAAATCGCAT